AATTGGCACTTACAGAGACAGCGCAGGAAATCGCAGTATTGAAGAAACAGACAGCCGATCAAAACTATCTGAATAAACTGCAAGCTAAGTTAGCTAATAGTATGGCCGGAAGCTATAACGCTTTGTCGGCACAATACGAGCTAAACAAAATAAAGATGAACAATCTTTCGCAGGCTTATTTGGAGAATACGGAGGCGGGGAAGAAGCTTGTTAAAGAGACTGCGGAGATTTACGCAGCGATGGATAAGTATCAAAAGAGCACGGGAAAGCACACGTTAAGCGTAGGTAACTACAAACAGGCGTTCGATGGTTTGGGCTTCTCTGTGTCACAGGTGGCACGTGAACTTCCTTCTTTGGCGATCAGCGCAAACACGTTCTTCCTTGCTATTTCTAATAACATCCCGATGGTTATAGATGAAATACAGAAGTTGCGCGCAGCAAACGAGGCGGCAGCGAAGGCAGGGGAAGCACAGGTAAGTATAACCGGAAAACTGGTTAAATCTCTATTCTCGTTTAATACCGTGATGGTGTTGATATTGACCGCCTTTTCTATTTGGGGTAAGGATATAACCAACTGGATAGGTAGCCTATTCAAAGGTAAAACAACAGTAGATCAGTTGAAGCGATCTACTACCGACTTGAAAGTTGCCATGTTAGAGGCTGGAAAGAGTGCCGTAAACGAGTCTGTGAGACTGAACATCTTGTATAAAGCGGCTACCGATTCCACGCGCAGCCAAAACGAGCGTTTGAAAGCTGTTAAGGAGCTAAAGAAAGAGTATCCGGATTACCTTAAAAACCTCTCTGATGAAGCTATTATGACAGGAAACGCATCAAAGGAGTATAAGGAACTTGCAAAACACATTCTATCGGTAGCAATGGCACGTGCTACGAGGAAAGGATACAAAAGAACGCAAAGGAAGTTATTGACCTCGAAGAAAAAAAGAACCAAGTATTAGAGGAAGGTCGGAAGACTTACCAAAAGCAACAAAAGGAGATCGAGGAACTTAAACGTTCGTCTAAGGGTATCGGTGTTGGTGCGGTGGCTTTGGAAGCGGCTTTGCAAGGGCAAGCGTCCGCATGGAATACCGCCAAAAAGGAGGCAAAGAGCTATGACGAACAAATAGCAGTTATCAATAAGTCGAGTGAGGAACTTGCTAAAAAGGTGGTTATCCCCGATCTTCTTGCAGGGGACAAAGGAGGTAAGACGAAGGAAAGGACAAAGAAGGACTTTGATCTACAAGCTGAGTATGAAAATAGCCGTATAGCTCTTATTATTGATTCACGTTTGAAAGAGCAGGAAGAACGTAAAAAGGCAACGGCAGATGAACTGAAAAAGCTAAAGGAGAGCACAACAGAGAAACAAAGAGCTACGCAGTTGTATGCTGATACCGTATACAATATCGAAGCAAAGTTGCGTAGAGATTTGGAGAAACTGCAAAACGATTGGAAGGTAGAGGATCTGCAAATCACGCATGACCGATTGAGTGAACGCCTAAAGGCTGTTAGACGTGGCACGGCTGACGAGCTATTAATACAAGTGCAGTTACTCGAAAACGAAAGAGCGCAGGACGAATTGCGTATTAAACAGTCAACCGATAGCGAACAGGTGAAGAATGAACGTTTGCTTATTCTGCAAAGGTCGTATCAGCTTGCATCTATCCAACTGCAAAAGGACTTCACTGACAATCAAGATAAACGTATTATTGATCGGTCTGTGTTCCGCCTTAATCAGCAACAGCAGGCGGAAAGTGCAGCCTTTAATATCGTGCAGCGTTCGGAGAAAGAACAGAGCCGTTTCCGGTTAAAGTTGGAGCGTGAAAAGTGGGAGCAAATATTAGAGTTAACAAGGCAGTACGGAGAGCAAATCACGGGATACAACGTAAAGACGGTAGAGGATACCATTAAGGGGATAGACAATGCAATTAAGCGTGATACTTCCGGATGGGATAGCAATCAAGGCGTATTTGGAAATCTGTTTGATCTCGTTTTCGGTGACGCATTTAGCGATAAAGATGGTAAGTCGGGCGCAGAGCGTGCTGAGCAGTTCAAAGACTCCATATTAGAGGCTTCGGAGTTCGCCATAGAGAACCTAAAGAGTGTTGCGCAGGCAAGGGTAGAGGCGGCAGAAGTGGCGGTACAGGCAGCAGAGAAAGAAGTTTCAGCCCGACAAAAGGTTTTGGACGCTGAGATACAAGCGAGGGCGAACGGATACGCCAACAACGTAGCAACCGCACAAAAAGAGCTTGATTTTGCACGCAAACAACAGGAAAAAGCGCTGAGGGATAAGAAGAAGGCGCAGAAGCAGCAAGAACGCATAGATACACTTATGCAGGCAAGTTCTTTGGTAACCGCAACCGCTAACCTATGGAAAGATTTAGGTTTGGCAGCGATCCCGGCTATTGCGTTGATGTGGGGATCATTTGCTTTTGCTAAGATAAAAGCCTCACAGCTATCTAAAGCCTCGCAGGAAACAGAGGAATACGGGGACGGTACGGTAGAAATGATTGATTACGGAGGTTCGCACGCATCCGGAAACGATGTAGATTTAGGTACGACTAAGGATGGTAAGCGTAGACGGGTAGAACGTGGTGAATACTTCGCAGTAGTGAACAAACGTTCATCTCAGAAGTATAAGAAACTCGTTCCGGACTTGATTAATTCGCTAAATAAGGGTACTTTTGAACAGAAATACTTAAACGCCTATTCCGGTAGTGATGAAGTAACGAATATAATGCAAGGTTCAACGGTTGATTTGTCTAATGTAGAGAAAGATTTGAAATCAATCAAAGAGCAGGGACGTGTTAAGTACATCACAGGTGCGGACGGTACGATAATCGAAGTAAGGGGAAATATTAAACGAATAATTAAATCATAATGAACGTTAAAGATTTGCGGTTTAAATTGGGGGGTGTAGAAATACATCCCCACTACTCAGAGCTAAAACGGAAGTTTGGCAAAGAGAATCAACAGGAGTTTTTCAGAGAGTCGATAGAAGGAAGTTTAACGCTGATCGGGGCGGACTACCTTCTTGTTAAAAATGCAAGTATCGAAGATATTTTGTACTTGCAGATAGAACAGAAGGACAAAGGGCAGCTATCAACGCAGTATCAAGTAATATTTGAGGGCTATTTCAGTAAGACAGACTGTGAGATAGACAGTGATAACCGGACGTGCAAGGTGAAGATAAGCCCACGTGATGAATACACCGATATTATGAAGGGAATTGAGAACAAATATGATCTTATCAAGCTTGCACCCGGCTTAACACAAATAGGCGTGTCTAAGCGTCCTATTGTTCAAGTTTATATTGCAGGTTCGCCTACAATATCAAACTACCTTGCAGGAACTCACTACGAAACTGAGGTTTCAAACGTTGTAACTGATAACAAGGAATTAACGGACAAAAATTTCTTTGCCTTCTTTGCTGCATACAACGAAGTGGAAATAAAGGCAGTGCCTTATCAGTCTTTTAACGGGAAGTATTACGGAACGAACGGTAATTATTCAAAATTAGACGGAAACTATACATTAACATGGGAATATGTAGATTTGAGTCAAGGTTTTTTAGTGCTTAAAAACAGGAATGGAGATAGGCTTTTTAGGTCAAATGCGCTTGTTTGGGGGAATAAGAATTATTTCTATATAGACGCTTCTGAGTTAACATTTACGAGGTTAGTAGAAGAACCTACATTTCCTCAGTCGTTCGTGGGAAATACGGTATTACTCCAAAAGGTATTTCAAAGAATGTTGCTTAACCTTCCGGAGTTGGACGGTAAACCTACTGGGAAACTATCATCAGAGGACGTTTACCCTACCAATAGTAACTACATGTATGCCGCACCATTAAAGGGGAACTACTTTTATACGTCTACGAAGGTTCAGAACGAGCCGACAGAGTACGGTGTAAATGATGAAGGCAAGTATTTTACCGATAACTTCGTTCCGGCTGTGGCGGGTATTGGAAAGTTGTATCCGGTATGCCGTTCACGATGGGGGAATATGTCGATTTGGTTCGAGTTTGATTTGTCCTATGCGCCATTGGAGGAAAGAGCGAGAAAGGAGTATGTTTTAAGGGACTCGTTCGCCATACAGGACGCTATTAGGGCGCTTATTAAGCAAATTGACCCAACGTTAACACACGAAGCTACGGAGGAATACAGTAAATTCTTGTATGCCGCCAATAACCCTATTTCCGGAGCACCTTTTAAAGTGTTCATCACACAGAAAAGCAACATCCTAAAGGGTGAGTATGACCGTCCGGCAAAGAAGGCGGAAACAACCCTCAGCGATATAATGAAGATGTTGCGTGACACGATGAAACTATATTGGTTTATAGATGGCGATAAGTTCCGGATAGAACATATTTCCTATTTCATGAATGGCGGAAGTTATACCGGTAGTGGTACGGCCGGCATAGACTTAACAAAGCTTAGATATGCAAAATCGGGTCAGTTAATGACGTGGAAAACTAACACGGTCAAATATGATAAAACCGATCTGCCTTCACGGTTTGAATTTTCTTGGATGGACGATACAACAAATACGTTTGCGGGTTTCCCTATTGATGTAAAATCAAACTATGTGCAGGAGGGGAAGAAAGAAGAGGTAAGGGTATCTAATTTTTCGTCCGATGTAGATTATATGCTACTGTCTCCGGGTGACTTTTCACAGGATGGTTTTGCGCTGTTGGGAGCTACGCAGATAGGCGGTAAATGGAAACTACCGTTTGTTACGTTCAATTTGGTAGACAAGAACAATAAGAAGTACACCGTAAACCCCCAAAACGGCTACATGTCGTTCTTGCACCTCGTTAAATACTACATGTACGATATGCCGGCCTTAGAGATAGAGCAGGGAGGCGATCAGACGATAAGAGTGAGAGGAATAAAGCGGAGTATGACGCAAGATTTATCTTTCACATACGACACCACACCAAACCCCGTGCAACTGATAACAACGGATATAGGCAACGGGAAACCGATAACTATGACTGAGGATCTAACAACTCGCCAAATAACCGTATCTTTATCTTACACCCCCTTATGATAGGGGGTGTTTTCTTTTAAATTGCTATCTTTGTGCCTATAATCAATTTTTTAATCAAAATGGAAGTACATAACAACTTTAGTCCTTTGGCGTTTAGAAAGAAAGAATCTAAAGCCACATACGAAAAATGGTACGCTTTCGGGAAGAACTACGCTATCCCCGCAAGCGCAAATACGCTAACTCCTTTCCAGTTTACAGAGTTGAACATACCAGTCTTTGGTCCCGACACGATCGAAGTAGAGGCGGTTAACGAGGAAACGGGAGAGGCGACAAAAACGGGTGTATATGTTAGCTTCGATGTTATGCCAGAACATGGCGGTGTCTTGTATGTGTCACCCGGCAAGAACTCGTTTAGGGAGGCTTTGCCACAGGGGACGTATAGAGCACGTTTTACAATCGGTGATGAAGTATATATTTCGACTCCTTTTTGCGTTATACCCGGCATAGAAACGAGTAGCAAATATCTGTTGATTGAGTATTGGAACGATGAAAAGATAGCCTACCCGGGTGGCTTCATTACAACGGGTGCGAACAATGACTTCAGGTATCAGATGTATGTTCCTGCAACGATCTGCAAACCTAAATACGAGTTTGAAGAAGAGCTAACCAAACGTGCCGGATACAAGTTTTTGGAACTGCAAACTTCTACGAAGGTATACGCCTTTACATTCGTTGCACCGGAGTTTATTTGTGACGCTATGCGACTAATTCGCCTATCTGACTATATCCGAATTTCGCACGATGGCGAATATTACAACGCTCTCAACTTCGAATTTGATGTTGATTGGCAGGAGCAATTGTACTTGGCGGCTGTTGACTGTCAGTTTGAGACAGATTCGATCATTCAAAAACTCCCTTCTTTCAATAGAAGAGATAAAGCGTCTTTTTATAATGCCCTATTAGCGAACATTGATACACCTATAATGTTCTCTCCCGATACCGTAGGGCTGTATTACAAAGAGTATCGGGAAACAGAGCCAGTAGTCAAGGGTAAATTGATCCGGGAGCTATCGCATATTGACTTGATAGATGAAAATACAACTATTGCCGTTGATTTGGGTACAGGTGAGGCGAGAAAGTTTAACTTATACCGAATGTTGCAGGACTATATTTCTAAGGCGCATGAAGACGCAACGGACTTTTTGTTACATCTTCGTGGAGGTGCAACATTTGGAGATGATATTTCGGGTAGCGCTGCGCACATAAATTCGGCAGGCGCAGCAAGATTTAACGATGTTGATGCAGACGCAGTTTCTGCCGATGCCGTTGACGTTGGTTCTTTGTTGTCGGTGGGTAATACTGCATTTACGGTTAACAAGTCGGGAAAGACGGACACAGGCGAGCTTACAGCAAGGGGAAAAGCGTATCTCACAGAGGACGTTTATACAGGTGGCGGAACTGGAACGATAACGAAAGACGGACAATTAAAATACCTTTCTGCAATTATCCAACAGTTCCTATCATCCCCTACGTTCGTTTCCGGTTTTCTTGGAGAGGGCTTTAAAATATGGGTCGAGAATGGCAATTGGCATATAGAATGTGACAATTTGACAGTAAGACAGACTATGAATATATTTGAGCTACTTATCCAAAAGATAAGGAGCGTTAACGGTGCTATTGTTGTGTCCCAATCAAACGGCAAGGTTACAGCCGTAGAGGACACCGGAACGCAGTACAAAATCACGTTCGGAGAGGAATTTCCCACCTTTCAAGAAGGTGACTTGATACGCTGTCAGTCATGGAGTAAGAATGCGCTTAAATTTTATTGGGTAGAGGTTAAGACAGCAGCAGACGGTTATGTTCTTTGCGACAAGTCTGAGTTTAACAACGTTGTTCCGGCTGTTGGCGATGAAGTCGTGCAGATGGGTAACACGAAGAATGCGGAACGGCAAGCATTGATTTATATCACAGCACAAGAAAGCGGCAAACCGTACATTGAGATTCTGAACGGTGTCAAGACAAAGAGTCTGACCGGGACAGACCGCACCCGTCTTGGCGATTTGTCTAACATTGTAGACCCAGATTTCACAGGTGAGGCGACTGTTAAAGGAACTGGATTCTACTCTACTAACGCCTTTTTAAAGGGTATCTTTGTATTGCGCAATGGTAAGCGTGTGGAGGACGAAATTAAGATTGCAAAGGACGCAGCCGATAAGGCAGCACAAGACGCAGCTAATGCACAGGGAACTGCAAATGCGGCAAAAGAAAGGCTTGACAAGTGGGCTGACGATGGCTTTATCTCACCGACTGAGAAACCTGCATTGGTTGACGAAGGGAAGCGAATTCGGGCTGAGTATCTGCAAATTAAAGCGAATGCGGACAAATACGGTGTGTCTGTAACTGAATACACAGAGGCGTATAACAATTACCTTAACGAACTACGTTATCATTCGGCTACTACACCTGAAAATATTGTCGTGCGTCCAGAATTGGCACAGAGCCAAACGGCTTACTACGACAAACGTAATGGAGCGTTGAATGCAATTGCTACGGCTTCAAAAGAATATGTAGATAATGCTGACAAAAAGTTAAAGGAATACTTAGATACTGAGATAACTGCTATTCCCGGTAAGATTGAACTTGCTGTACGGAGTTTGAAAGTAGCAGATGTCAATCTATTAAAGGGTGCGTATATAGAACAGGGCTATATGGTGTATAACTTTGCTGCATATAAATATGACGTACCTCTTATTAATGGTAAAAAATACACATTGACAGTATGTTATACTATCGGTGAAGGCATTGATCGCATTTCAGCATATTCAACTGATGGCAACTATTTAGCCCATTTCTATACAAAGGGAGATAAGGTTATAGAAAGTATGCAATTTACTATGGGAGGATATAAACCGTCAAGCACTTTTGCTTTCTATCAATTTCCGAACGGAACTTTCGGTTCAAAAGTGCATTGGGCTGTTTTGACTGATGGCAATTTGGGCGTAACCAGTTGGATTCCTGCTGCAAGCGAGCGAGTTGCAGGTATTAAGAACTTATGCTCTTATAGTAACATTGTAAAAGCAGGATTTACATATGCTTCACGTTATGACGATGATGGAACAATATTAATGTTGCCCGGAGTGTTGCATAGTGAATCACTCGTAGCTAATAAGGATATGTTCGGTCTAACTTATGACAGGAATAAAAGATATTATATTTTCATAGATCATGCTGTTCCATCCGGCACAATTCCGAGCGGACAAAGATCTATTTTTTTGAGAGTGATATATACAGATGGTTCAAAATATGAACTATCCGTATTCAATGATAGTGTAGAAAACAGATACTTACTTTCTGATAAGCCAATAAGTCGTATATTGGGCAGCTATGATACTTCTGTTTCTACATATCTACGGATTGGTATTTATGAAACCGACTTTCCCGTTTCATGGAGTCCAGCACCAGAAGATCAATTATACCAGTCTGTGAAGTACACCGATACGCAGATTCTTGCTGTTGATGGGAAAATCGAACTATCTGTAACTACGCAATTGAACAAGCGTGTAATTGGTGGCGCCAATCTCTGTTTAAAATCGGGTGTATGTATTACTGGCGTAGAGAATCATTTTCGTATAAACATGTCTAAGTATTGGCGTGATTTAAGGGGAAAGAAAGTTACTTTGTCTTTTGATTATGAATATAGCAACCTTGTTTTAGGTCGAAATAGTCGTATAGGGCTGGAAGAAGGTGTATTAAAGGATGGTACATCAAACTATTACTATATCGGTGCGTGGAAGTACTTCGATTCCACTTCTTTAAAAGCTGATACAGGTAGATTTGTTCATACTATTACCGTTCCCAATTATATTGTTAACGCTCAGAATATCGGTGTAGGTTTCTATATTCAAGTCGGTGACGGTACTACGATGAAGATATGTAACCCTCAGATTGAAATCGGTGACAAAGCGACCGGATGGAAACCTGCGCCAGAGGATGGAATAATAGAATCTAAGGAATATACCAATCAGCAAATACAAATTGTTGAAGGAAAGATAACAACTACTGTCGAAAAAATTAATGATGTTGACGGTAAAGTAACCGGGCTTGCTTCACGTGTAGAGCAAACGGAAAAGAGTATTACTTCCGTTGTTGGTGATATTAATGTTCTTAATAGCACTACAAATAGACACGTTACTAAGCAAATAGATTTGATCGGATGGGATAACAACAAATTCTTTCCTTTGGTTATTGATCTTCCGGTAGGGCATAAATCAAAAATAGAGATAAACAGACCATTAAACGGAGCGTACGGAAAGCCCTCATACGGTACGCATGCAGGCGGTTTTACTATGAACTTATCATTTGAAATGTCCGGTAGCGGATGGGGATCATCTACTGTTGTTACTAACATCTTCGACTATGTACGTTCATGGAGTAGTGGGAAAATCGTAGTTGATTTAGGGCAAATCACTGAAAGTTCTAAATGTGTAATGGGTATTCGTGGAGGGTCTAAATACGATGTTACGGTATATGATACGACAGATCAGAGAACAGTTAATGTTTATCAAACTGATTATACCGCACAATACGGGCAAAAGTTCCCCGTTCGCACCGATGGAACTGAACCAGTCCGCACATACGGATACTATACCGAAATAAAGCAGACGCAGGAAAGCATAGCTTTAACTGCAAACAAAGTGGACGATCAAGGTAGGCGATTAAGTGCGGCTGAGTTAACTCTAAGTTCAGACCACGCAAAATTAAGCGTAGTAGAAAAAACGGCAAATTCCGCCAATTCATTAGCTAATACAGCCAACAGAAAAGCGGAAGCCGCAGACGGTCGAGTCACAGCCACGCAAAACGGACTTGTCGAAACCGGGATAAACATCACTTCCCGAAAGATCGTCTTAAAGTCCGATAACGTCCTCTTTCGGAACAACGCAGGACAGCAGACAGCCGCCATCAATGCGAACGGAAAACTTACTGCAAATGCAATTGAAGTTGGTGAGGTTGTTGCCGGAGGTTTTGCGGCTCAGAGAATCACTACCGGGAACTTGACTGTGACGGATGGGGCTGTTATCGGTGGTATGACTATCACAGGGGGAGTGCTGACCGGAAAGAACATCAATATACGGGATGGCGCAAAGATCGGTAACTTCACCATTGTATCGGGTATATTTTCCGCCCAAAATACGCCCGCAGGCATACAAATGACTCTATCGAATAATGCCGCTACTTTTGACAGTAGCGGAGTACGTGTAGAACATAATTCGGGTGGTTATGCGTTGACTACTACGGGTAACGGAAGAGTATTCCTAACAGGGTCAAATTTTTGGGTTCAGTGTAAGGACGTTGATTTTATGGGTGCTCAAACATGGAAAGCCCCGGGTGTTTTTTACGCATGTACGATTTTGGCAAACGGAGCAATCGGTAAAACATGGGGGAACCCTGACTTTCACATAACAAGAGTAACTAAAGACTCAACAGGGATATATACTGTTAATACTACCGGTTCCAATGGGGGCTACTTTGTTATGATTACAGCGTATGACCCTACAAGCTGGCTAAGTACAACAGTAGAACCATATTCAGAGGGACGGTTTACGTACAAAGTATTCGATGTAAATCGTGGCATGCGTGACGGCGGAGTTATTATTTATTTTTGTGGCATGGTTAGGTAGTTTAGTGTTTTAATTAACGGTAAGTTGGTTTTATCCTTCTTACCGTTTACCTTTGTACCAAACATTAATCAATTAATATAAAATTATGGAAAAGAAAAGTTTAGATTTTGATTTAAAGTCAGTAGTTTACACGAAAGAGACAAAAGTGATGGACTACCATTTTGAGACGGAAAACGGTAAGTACGTAGGTCAATTAACAACGGTATCGACAGAGCCGGACAAGTACAACATTTCCCACTGTACGGCTGATGTGTCAGAGAAACAAATGGTAGAAATGCCTGGAACTTCCGGTAGTCCAATTCTGCAAGAACAATACGTTCCGGTCGGATCGCTTGCCATCCGTGACGGTCGCTTTGAGGCAAACCAGTTTCCTCTATCTACTAAAACATCCGTCTATGTGAACGACTTTCAAAACTTCATTTTTGCGTTAACCGCACCTAAAACAGTAGAATAATGAATGTCACACAAGAACAGTTAAGGTTAATGCTTGTATCGGCAATTAGTCCGATACTTGCGTTTCTCACCCCTACGAGCGGTTTTATAACCGCCCTTGTGTTCATGTTTGTGTTTAACATCATTTGCGGAATGCGTGCAGACGGTGTTAGTGTGTCGGTTAGAGGCATCCAGAGATTTACGATCTTTAAATTCATATCGGCTTTACAGGAGTTTTTGCTATATATGATGATTATTGTAGTCCTCTTTTCGGCTGTCACTAAGATGGGAGATAAAGACGCTGCAATAATGTGCGCAAAGACTATCACCTACGTATTTATGTACGTCTACTTATGCAATGGCTTTAGGAATCTTTGTACCACATACCCGAAGAACAACGGCTTTAAACTGATATATCACATTATTCGTTTTGAGTTTAAGAGATTGATGGGTGAGCACGCTGCAAAGATTATTGAAGAGCAGGAAGAGAAAGAAAAACAGGTTATTCACAAGGGGGTATAATACCCCCTTTAAACATTTAGATCATGGAATTAAAATCAAAGAGAATTTTCAAAGGTGGTTTATATACTATCAGTAAATTGTATGTAAACGGTGTTTACGAGTGCGATGTGTTGGAGGATACCGATAGAGGACTTTCCGATAGCATGGAATTATCAGAGATAAAGAAGGTGAAGCAGTACGGCAAAACGGCTATTCCCACCGGAACGTATGCTATTGACATGGATACTGTCAGTCCTAAATTCAAAGATCGTAGTTGGGCAAAGGTGTGTGACGGCAAATTGCCACGCCTCAAAAACGTTAAGGGCTTCGATGGTGTGTTGATTCACGTAGGTAACAAGCCGGAGGATACTTTAGGCTGTTTGTTGACCGGATATAACAAAGTAAAGGGACAGGTTGTAAATAGCACAGCCGCTTTCACTAAGTTATACGAAAAGATGAAAGAAGCCCATGACAGAGGGGAAAGTATTAACTTAACTATCGAATAACATGAAAGCTAAAATAACAGCCATAGCAGCCTTTTCTATCCTTTGCCTGCTAATTGTATTCCTTTTGAGGTATAACGCAAAACTGAGGGAAGAAAACGGCATTCTGAACAGGAATGTAAGTGTACTTACTACTCAAAACGTAGCGTATCGTACAGAGTCCGGCAAATCAGCCATGAAAGCGGAGGAACTAAACCTCACATTGCGTCAATACCGGAACACATTGCAGGGTAAAGACAGCACTATAAAGGACTTGAAACAAAGTATCAAAGACCTAAAGAGTAATACAAGCATTCAAACATCAACTGAAATCGAGTTTTCCGGCTCTCTACGTGATAGTATTATTATTCGTGATAGTTTGGTTGTCGACACAATGAAATGCGTAAATATGCACTCTAAATGGCTTGATATATCCGGTTGCATAGATAGCAACGGAACGTTTGCCGGAACAACCGTTTCCCGTGACAGCTTAGAGATACTTAATATAGAACATAGAAAGAGGTTTTTGTGGTTTCGACTAAAGAAGGTGAAGTATAGGGAGTTTATCGTAACGAGCAAAAACCCACATACAGAGATAACAGGTTTTAACGTAACTACGATAATAAAGTGATAATTCCATGTTAAAACGGTTAATGCACGTTAAAGTATTTGCTACTGAGAAATATATCCGTATATTTGCAGCGTAGAAGTTATTACTAACGTCATTAACAGCGGTTATTGATTTTCATAGAATCATGTTTTTAGAAGATTTGTATCACATTTTATCTTAAACTGTCGGTATGAGAATATAGACAGTTTTTAATTAGAACATTTTCACTAACTATATATATTGGGTTTTAGTCATAATTGCATTTTTACCCCTCCGCTTGTGAAAGTAGAGGGGTTTTTTATTGCCTTATCCGAACACGCCTAAAAAGTTAAATTCATGTTAAATATTAAACTTATGCCTTGATATTTAAAATATCTCCTTAACTTTGCAACATCAAAAGGAAACGAATTACTAACAATAAAACTTAGAGTTATGGAAGAAAAGGATTTTATTTATTGCTTGACCGGAGAGATTAACGTATTAGGCACTGTCAAGGCTAAAACAATAAAAAGTGCTATGAAACTTGTAGCGGCTATTCAGAGAGGTGCTATATTGAATGATCCGAAAAGGAAATCAATCTTTTGGAGCGTTTCACGTGCTGATCGTCCGTTTAAGTTAGGTAATATTGTGTATACAATATGCTATCCCGATGGGTCTATTCGTTCACATGTATGCTAACAATAAAAAATTAGAATTATGATACGATCGTTTAATAAGTCGGGTTCAACATCTATGCTGACATATAAGGAAAAAGCGTTTAACCGATACTGCCTAACTAACAAGGAAGTTTCATACAACTTAATGCGTATAGAAATGGCAGTTGTTCAAATGTCGTATTACGGCAACCGTTCATCGGACGTTACGTTAACAACCGATAGTTCTGAGGTTTTGGATGCTATTTATACAGTACTAACAAACGAAGGGTTTAAATACTCTTTCAATCTACCTAATAAAGTATTAACCATAAGTATTTTTTAATTTAAAATTTAATCAAAATGAAAGAAGAAGTAAAATTGTTCAGAGCGTTAATTATTGTTTTTGTGTTGCTTGTATTCACCTTCGTAGTAACTTCATGCAGTGATGATAGCGACAATGTGTATCAAACAGAGTATTCTATTGATGTACCGGAATGGCAAACTGTTTATGTGAATGGTGAGGTTACAACGTCTATATCACCATATGTTTGGGAACATGTGGACTTATCAGATAAATGTGTTAGGGTATTCTCCGCAGGGCATGTTAGTTATCACAAGGTAACGATGGTGTCACGTGATGATTTAGGCTTTACCGTTTATTCAATAGAAGGTAGCAATAACGAAAGGTTTGCATACAATAAAAATAAAGGTATATTGCAATATTGGTGCACAAGAAACGGTATTGAAACAGTTGTTGTTTATCGTGAATTAAAGTAAGTTTCATTTTACCCTCACCCGGTGGCGGTTAACCGGGTTATTAAGTATGAAAGTAAATGTTCTATTAGAAGAGAAAAAGATTCCATGTTTCGAAGCTAAATACGGTTTAAATGTATATAACGATAAAGGACAAAAATATACTATCGAGTTCGATATAATGGGAAATTTAGTAGTTAGTAGTCCAAAAGGTACGTTATTAGTAAAACCCGAATGTAACAACAAAATATCAATTAGAATTGAATGATATGAAAGAGATAAACGAAACTCAATTACAGCTATCTACTGAGGGAAAAAGACTTCCCGATATGATAAAGCAGGCGAACGGAATACACGAACTTGTTAAGCAGAAACTTTCTGAGTATAACTCAATAGAGTATACCGATGATAATATAAAGGTGGCAAAAGCCGATAGAGCCACTTTAAACAAGGCGAAAAAGGGACTTAACGACAGCCGTATAGAACTGGAAAAGGCTTGGATGAAACCATTCAACGAACTAAAGGATGTTGTTAACGAAACTTGTAAGCTGATCGGTGAAGCTTCTTCACGAATAGATAGTAAGATAAAGGAAACGGAGGAAAAGGAGAAGCAAAAGAAACTGGATCAAATAAGGGAGTATTTTGAGGAACACAATGAAAACCTTATATTGTTTGATTTTGCTTTCCGTCCGGAGTGGCTTAATAAGACCAAAGCACTTTCAGTTGTGAAAATGGAGATAGACGAATTATTTAAAACGGTTGATGATGATCTTAACAGACTGAAAGAGCATTTTGCGGGAGAGGCGTTTTATATTCCGGTTATCGACAAATATACGTCTACACTCGATTATAACAAGTCGTTCGATTATGGAAACCACCTAAAACAAGCTGCAATACAAGCCGCAAGCAAGCAGTTTGAACAGAAGGCGACAGATAACACGCCTCAGCAACAAAAGCCCGAAATTAAGACCCAAAACGAGCCAAAGACGAACGAAGAAGAAGTTTATATACGAGGCTTTAAAGTCCATGTAACGAGAAAGCAGGCTTTTGCGCTTGCTGAGTTTATGAATAGCCACAATATAAAGTTTGAAAGTATATCAATATAGACGGTAGCCCAATTGGGCTACCTTTTTTGTTTTGTTTGCAATAGTTAATCTATTGTTAAAACTTAAAGTTTCGATTGAACTTTCAAATAATGTGCTTATATTTGCAGTGTCGAAAGAAACAAAGTAGTAACAATTAAAAATTAAATATTATGGCAACTAAAACAGATTTTCAGAAAGTAGCAAGATGTAAAACAGAACTCGGAACAACATACGGTTATATATACACTAAAAACGGATGGTATGCTTATTACATGTGTGGTTCTTCTATCCCCGAATTTAAAGGAACTTTAGATGAAGTTGAGAATTACGTCCGTTCTGAGTGGAATCTTGAAATTGCAAGAATGGCTAAGTTTAGAAACAAATAGTAACAATTAAAAATTAGAATTATGAACACATCTTTTGAGAGAGTAAAAAACAGTTCTGATGAATGGTATACTCCAAAGTATATCATAGATTCACTTGGTGATTTTGATTTAGATCCTTGCGCACCAATAGAACCTATTTATCGTACAGCTAAAACAATGTTTAATAAAAACGATGATGGACTTACAAAGCAATGGCAAGGGCGTGTTTGGCTCAACCCTCCTTATTCCCGCCCCTTAATTGAAAAATTTGTCAATCGTATGGCGGAACATGGAAACGGAATAGCATTATTATTTAATCGCTGTGATAGCAAAATGTTTCAAGACGTTATTTTTAAAACTGCTACCGCTATATTATTTTTAAAGGGTCGTATTAAGTTTTTGAAAAAAGACGGTTGTATTGCTGGCAGTCCTGGCTGTGGAAGCGTGTTAATTGCTTTTGGAGATGATAATGCGGAAATACTTCGTACTTGTGGTATTGATGGAATGTTTTTTAGAATAAAATAAAAGATAAATTATGAAGCAGTATTTAGACTTACTAAAAGAAACTTTAAATTATGGTGAAAAGAGATCAGATCGAACCGGAACGGGAACTATTAGCTTATTCGGTTTGCAACGATCCTATGATCTGCGTGACGGTTTCCCTCTTGTCACAACTAAGAAGGTATTCACGAAAGGAATTATATATGAACTCCTTTGGATGTTGAAGGGGGACACCAATATAAAATACCTAAATGAAAATGGCGTTCATATTTGGGACGAATGGGCAAAGCCTTCCGGTGATCTTGGACGTATATACGGTAAACAATGGCGTGACTGGCGTATAAATAGCAAGTTAAGAGTAGATCAAATTGAGTCAGTTATAGATATGATTAAGTTTAACCCGGGGTCAAGAAGGCTAATTGTTAGTGCTTGGAATGTTGGAGAAATACACATGATGGCACTTCCTCCGTGTCACTGCTTTTTTCAGTTCTATGTGTCTGAGTCCGGTTATTTGGATTTGAAACTGTATCAAAGAAGTGCAGACCTATTTTTAGGCGTTCCTTTCAACATTGCGTCTTATTCTATCTTGCTGTCTATGGTAGCGCAGGTTTGCGGCTTAAAGCCTCGTAGATTCATTCACACTATCGGGGACGGACATATATATTTGAATCACGTTGAACAGGTGAAAGAACAATTGAGTAGAGAGCCGTTCGCCCTTCCCAAATTGGAATTAAACCCGAATGTTCGTAATATATTCGATTTTAAGTATGAAGATATTAAGATAGTAAATTATAACTGCCATCCGGCTATAAAGGGAGAGGTTGCGGTATGAATGAAAAAGAATTTTACAGGTTTTTAGCCTATAATAAATTGGTAGATTTTGAAAGATACCTTCACATGGAATCTGTATATTATCTGAATAACTTGCTAAAGAAAACCGTTAATTCGTATTTGAGAGATTGTATATTGAACGCTATAAATCATAAATTAGCGGGATTATAATTTAAAAGGGATGTGCAAAGCGTTGCACATCCCTTTTTAGTTTCTATATATCACATACCGAAACTATCGTTGCTCTATGAAACAAATCTAACAATATGTAGTAACAAGTATGAAAGTGATACAAAGGTAGGCTTTTGATTCTATCTAATAGTTAAAACGATTCGTTTTACATTTCATTAACAATAAAATTAAAGAATTTCTTTGCGTATTTAAAGTTTATCCTTAACTTTGCAACATCAAAAAAGAAGTAGTAACATTAAAAACGAATAATATGCAGATTAAAAAAGATCGAATTTACAAATTGCTTGTGCAGGTTTGCAAGAATGAAGATATTCCATTCTCCTATAAAAAACTTGCTTTGTCGCTTAATAAGTATATTGATGAAGACGAAGAAGATTCATTATTCGGATGTAAAATATCTGATATTGATATTTCAATCGCCAAACATATATCAGTTGATCTTTGCGGAACGCTTGCATTGAGCAATGTTATTTGCCAATTAACTTGCATCGGTTTCGGAGATTGCCCGAATTGCGGAGGTTTACTAAGATTGATAGAATCTTATCCCAAATTTAGCAAACAGTATTGCGATCGTGATTGTGAGCCGGAGAGAGAGGAAGAAAATGTATACGAATGTTTAACATGTGGAAAGGAGGTTATTTTATGAATATTGAAAACACAATGATCCGTATCAATGATGCGATTATAAGCGCACGTATGAACGGCAAAAAGATTACGAAAAAGGATATTGCAGCGTTGTTGTGGAAGGACTCAAAGCAAAGAACGCAGGCGGTAAACATGTCTGCCTTGTGTAATCACAAAACCCAAACAATAAAAATCGAATGGGTGAAAGAGATATGCGAGGCTACCGGAGTCGATGCGAATTTCCTGTTTAATATTAACCCTAAAAAATAAAAGTTATGATTAAAAATTTGCCCAACATTCAAAACGAAATGAATGTTCAAAAGTCGAGATTTAACAAGTTTGGAGGATATAATTACCGCTCGTGTGAGGATATTTTGCAGGAAGCGAAAAGGGTGTGCGAAAAATACGGATGTTATGTTATGGTGACTGACTCTATCGAATTTATCGAAGGGCGTTTTTACGTGAAGGCAACCGCAAAAATTGTTGAGGTTGAAACCGGGTCTATTGAAACATGTTCTGCTTTTGCACGTGAAGAATATAGCAAAAAGGGGATGGACTTAGCACAATTAACCGGGGCGACTTCCAGTTATGCACGAAAATACGCCTTATGTGGGCTTTTTGCGATAGACGATAGCATAGATAGTGATTCAACGAACGGAGAGCCGGAAGCGAAAGAAAAACGGCAAAAGACAGCCTCAAAACAAGCTACCAACCAAAGTAATACTGGAAGCAACTCAAATTATTTGGGTGTGCTTCTTGAAGAAATAAAAAAAGCAACAACTTATAAACATTTGGGCGATATTCACAAGAATAACGCTAATTACCATCAAAATAGTGAGTTCATGAACGCTTTAGTTGTCCGTAAGGCGGAACTTGAAAAGGCGGAAGCAGAAGCAAAGAAAGTGTAAATAATGTGTTTAGTAAGGGGTATAATTCCCCTTGATGACAATAAAAAAATATATAGAAAATGGAAATTAAAGGCAATGTTCATTGTTTTTTTGAACAATCGGGTACATTTAAGAATGAATTCATAAAACTTGGTTATAAGGCTTTTGATTATGATATACAAAACGATTTTGGGGAAACTGACTTTCAAATAGATCTTTTTCCCGAAATAGAAAAAGGATATGAAGAAAAAGAAAGCATTTTTGACAATATTACTAAAGATGATTTTGTTATAGCTTTTTTCCCTTGTATTTATTTTGAAACAATGCAAGCTACATATTACCAAATGACAAACACTAATATAAAAAAACAAAGCATAAGACAGAAATATAAAACCGTAATAGACCGCATACAAAAAAGAGAATACTTTTATATTTTATTGTATAAGCTTTTTGCAATATGCGAAATAAGAGGTATTAGGTTGGTATTAGAAAACCCGGCTACACAGCCACACTACTTATTGCACCCTCAAAATTTCATATCTTATACGTTTATAGATAACGATAGGACGAAAAGAGGTGATTGTTTTAAAAAACCTACCGCTTATTGGTTTGTAAATTGTAAACCTACAACTGGGCAATCTTATGAAAAGCCAGAAGAAATCAAAAAAATAAAACAATGTATGGGTGGTGGGAAAGCTGGAATATGTTCAAAAGAACGTTCTATGCTAACGGGTAAGTATGCAAGAAATTTTATATGCGACTTTATTATAGGAAAAGAACAGAAACATTCTATTAGATCACTTTTTTAAAATATAAACAATATGAAAGAACTAACATTACTCCCAAAATTGGTTAATGCTGATGTAACGTATATCAGCGAAACACATGAATATTTTTCAAGCGATTTTAGAAAGCTGAGAGGAATAACAGGTTTTATCAACGATCAATTATTTCCCGGCAAACTTGATAATATACCGGATAATATTTTGAGATCGGCAACTGAGAGAGGGAAAGCGGTTCACGATGAAGTAGAGAGAATCGACAAAGAAGGTATTGAGCCGGAAACGGTTTACGGAGAGAACTATTTGGATTTAAAAGCCGAAAGCGGTTTAATTCATATCGCATCTGAGTATATTCTAACTGATAACGAGTTTATCGCCTCACCGACCGATAAAGTGTATTTAGGTAGCTCTGAAAATTCAGTCGTATTGGGTGACGTTAAAACTACCTATAAACTTGATTTGCTTTATCTGTCTTGGCAGCTATCAATATACGCCTACCTTTTCGAGAGACAAAACCCAAACTTGAAAGTAGAGGGACTTATCGCAATTTGGCTGAGAGGTTACAAGGATAAGGACGGCATTTTCTCCGTTGAACGCATACCTGACAGCGAAATAGAATTGTTCCTTAATTGCTGTAAGAATGGCGTTCGATATGCAGATAATGCAAGCAAAGATAGCTACATAGCAAAATTGGAATCACTGCCCGCAAAAGTTGCGCATATCGAAGAAGGCGTTTACGAACTTCTTGAAATGCAAAAGAAGATAGACGAGCATTTAGGCAAGTTTAAAGAACAGTTGTTAGGTCTGATGTCTGAGGCGAAAGCTGACAATATAAAAGGGGAACTTATTTCAGTCACAAGAAAGAAAGCGTATAGCCGTGAATCACTTGATTCTAAAGCACTGAAAGAGCAATACCCCGAAATATACGATCAGTTCGTTAAAACATCAAATGTCAAAGAATCAATTCAATTAAAAGCGTTGTAATAACTAAACAGAAAGGATAAAAAAATGAAAACTGGATTTACCGAATCAGAAGAAAGCATTATACAGCAAATTTGTTTGTTATATAATATACAGATAAGGACTTATAAACAGGGTGTGTTCATAGGAATGATTCCTAAAAACGTCCGTATGACCTTGAACGGTACTTATATGATGAAGTTATTAAATACAGGTAACGTTGTTTATATTGAGATAAAAGATGGTATTAATGTGTTAATAATTATGCACCAATAAAAAATGAAGGAAATTAAAGAATCAGAATTAAATACCCTCTTAGAAAATGGTGACCTTTGTGATTATTGTCCGTATGTTAGAGGTGAAATTTCTAAGGGGCATTATGATATATGCGAAGGATGCTATTGCTAGCAGGCAAAGGATAATTATTTATTTGAAAACGATTTAGATTATGAAGAAGAATGATAACAATATCTGAAAGTTTAGCGAACGAGATCGGTTTAGAGGGTACGACTGTGTACAGCTATGTATCTATCATCCTATCAACTGACTTTTATAAGGATCGTTTTAAGGGATGCCGGGTTAAAGGCAAGAAGTGTACAGCCTTCATATCAATAAGCAAGTTAAAAGAAATAATTCCCTTCCTATCGACAAAGAAGCTGTACAACGCTATGAACTTATTAGTAGATACGGGATACCTAAAAGAGCTACCATTACGAAAGCCGGGTTTAAATACAACACGATGTTACCAACTTGTTAATGTGATCCAACATTTCGAGTAACCTATAATACACCCACCAACGTTTTTTAGTTGTGTGGGTGTTTTTTGTGGTATGCTCAAAATTTGAGCACACCCCACTATTTAGGGTATGCGTAATTTTTCGCACACCCTATCATTTTTTTGTTATGCCTAATTATAAGATAGTTACAAAACAACAAATGTTAAATACAAGAAATAATAATATTTTAGTTTGTAACTTAAACTATTTGTTATATATTTGCATGGTCAAATCAAAAAACAATATGCAATATGAATTTAGAGAATCTTTTTAAAATTAAAAATTACGCTGAGTATATGCGTTGTAGTCCGGCTTGGGTTTTAAAATTGATGAAAACGGGAAAGTTGGAATATGTTAGAATAGACGGTGTATACTTCGTTGTTCTAAGGGGTGAAGAACTTGAAAAGTATAAAGAGTTTAGGAAAGAGTTGAACGCATTGTTGAATAAAAGTTCAGATGTTTAAGCATTTATAAGGGTATTAATCAAACTAACACCCTTTATAAAGACGATAAATATAATATTAACAATTAATATTTTAGAAAATGAAAGAATTAGTTTTTAAAGGAGAATCAAATCAAGTTTTAACTAACAGTTTATTGGTAGCTGAAAAGTTCGGGAAAAACCACAAGCATGTATTAGACGCTATAAGAGAGTTAATTAGTAGCGCCGAAAAATCGGCTGTACTAAAAATGTTTGTTCCATCTACTTATATAGCATCTAACAATAAAGAAAACCCGATGTTCATAATGAATAGAGACGGTTTTACGTTGTTGGCGATGGGCTTTACCGGAGAAAAGGCGCTGCAATTTAAATTGGAGTACATTAACGCCTTTAATAAAATGGAGGAAGCTATTAAGAACGGAGGTTTTAACGTTCCTAAATCGTTCCGTGAAGCATTATTACTTGCAGCCGAACAGCAAGAAGTTATAGAGAATCAGCAAAAGCAGATCGAAGAAAAAAACGCAAAGATCGAAGCTGACAAGCCGAAAGTTTTGTTCAGTGAAGCGGTCTCCGCCTCAAGCAAATCTATCTTAGTGCGTGAACTTGCAAAACTTATCACCCAAAACGGTTATCAGATCGGGGAAAAGCAGCTATACGAGCGATTGAGAAAATCCGGATACCTTTGCAGCGTTGGAGAATCACGCAATCAACCTACACAGACATACATGAATATCGGTTTGTTTGAGATTAAGAAGCGTGTTATTATGGACGGTGATGAAGCAAAGGTTTACAATACAACTGTCGTTACGCCAAAAGGAGTACATTATTTCATTAATAAGTTTTTAGGGAGGGGAATGAAATGACGCATTGTTTTGACGATAAAGTAGCAACAAAGTTAGGAGTTGAAGCGGCATGCGTATTGCACAACTTCGCTTTTTGGATAAACAAGAATATAGCCGATAACCACAATTATTTTGAGGGCAGATATTGGACTTATAACACAAGGGAAGCGTTATCTAAACTATTCCCGTATATGAGTCAATCTAAGATATATAGAGTGATAGGAAAGTTGGAGGAAGAAGGCTATTTGTTGAAGGGGAATTTTAATAAATCGGGTATAGATAGAACAATGTGGTACGCATTAACAGATAAGTGTATAAAATTCCTTTTTGAGTGCGGATATACGCTTATAGGCTATTCTGAGCCGATTTTGCAAAATTGCAAAATGCAAGTTGCAGAAATGAACAATGCAAGTTGCAGAAATGAACAAACAATACCAGATAGTATATATACAGATAGTAATACTAAATCTCCTAACGGAGATTATAGTATAGCCACGCGCGAAGAATCTGTTTTGTTCCCGGTTGAAAAGAAACCTTTAGCCTCAGAGATATTTGGCTTTACTGCAAAAACCTTAGATGTGACTAAGAAAGTGATAGAGCGAACAGATAGTTTTTTCGATCAGCTAACATTCCCGTTCGAGTCGGAGGAATTTAAAAAAGCCTTTTATGTGCTAATGACTCAACCAAAGTGGCGGGTAAAGACTAAGACTCTAACAGCTATGCAAGCAAACCTAAACGAGATTGCGCAATTTGAAGAAGGTTTTGCTATGCTATTGATAAATCAGAGCATATCTAAGGGATGGGCTTCACTGGTATACGAATCAACGCCAAAACAGTATATGCAATGGTTACGGGAAAAGACAGGAGTTTCCGGAAATACTCAGTCTGCTAACAATACTAAATCGTATTTTCAGAGTGACGAACAACGCAGGATGTATCAGTCTTATTTAACGGAAGACTTTACATAGCATTTTAAGGCTTAAATTTCAATTTTAATCACTAAGACAATAAAAGTATCATGTATTTAGAGAAAATCGAAAATTCGGGCGGAAAATTAGCAAAATATGAAGGTTGCGGCTCGTTTATAGAGAGGAATCGCAAATTTTACGAAAGTGGCAATTTTAGAGAACTCTCAAAAGTAGATCAGATGATTTTCCGTGAATCAACGCTCCTTCTCGTTTCGGAATGTGTTGATCGAGAGAAAAGATTGGGGCATTTTTCTAAGGTAGTTAACGGTATATGTTTAGAGACTGGTTTAAAAATACCGGATGCCAAGGATGTAAGTAGTATATTTTATGCTGTATGCGATGTGATAGATATGTATTTCGATGATCTATCTTTCAATGAAATTCGTTTGGCGTGGAGATTGCTTGCTGTGGGTGAACTTGATCCGTTTTTGCCAAAGGATAGATACGGAAACCCGGATAAAAATCACTATGGCTCTCTTTCTATTGATTACATTTCAAAAGTCCTAAAGGCATACAAGAAAAGGAAGGTTGAAACGATGGAACGAGTTTCTAAGATTATGCCTGACGAAAAGCCAAAACCGACACCCGAACAGGAAAAGATGTTTTTGAATTTGCAGGCATACAATTTTATTCTCGCCCTTTTGAAGTATAAATATTCGGGTCGTTTCCGAATAGAGCGTGACAGGATAATAAACGAGTCTACATTTGCATACATGGAAAGATTGGGGTATGATATGTCGGTAGTACCGACGTTTGGCGGACAAGAAAGAAGCTTTGTTTCAATTTCAAGGTAGACCCGTAAATAGCTTTTGCGCAAATTTTAGAAAAAGAGTGTATTTCGAGATTTGGGATAGACCACGAAGCAGTTTATTTTCGTGCGGTACTGATAGCCAAGAAAAGAAAGTTATTCCAGTATTGGGATGAAATGTTAGCTT